AACCAATCAAGCCAAGTTTTAATTGTAGTAGTTCTTAACTGTGGGTTTGTATTTCTTATTACTGCCCATCTTGATTTTCTTTTACCATCTTCAGATGGCTTTTGTATTAATGCTCTTCTAATAATTTCTATGCAACAAGCAACAGATTTACCTGAACCTACTGGCCCACGAAGTCCTCTAAAGAAATCATTATCTTTTAAAAAATTTTTTAATACCTGACCATCAGGTTTATAATTCAGTGATCCCATAATCTACCGCTAACTTAATTAATTTTTCTCTTGTATGTGGAGATATAGATTCAATGATTCTATCCGCTTCTTTATCTGTTACCTTATCTGCTGGATAATGTTTCATATGATTATTCTTAACTACTATTCTTAACCTTTGTAAATCTCTCAAAGGTATTTGACTATAGATTGTCATGTTCTATATCTTTTTACTTTTCTTGCTATTGACTTTGGTTGTTTACTAAATTGTTTACCTGATGCTTTGTCTTTTCTTTTCTTAGCAGTAGTACGAGCATATTCTCTTGCAGATAAAGATTTAATTGCTTTTGCTGGTAAGTATCTTTCTCCTGTCTTAGAAGATGGTTTACCTGACTTAGTTCTCCATTTTTGCTTAGACCATTTAGCTAATGATGTTTTAGATTTACCACCACCTCTATAACCACCACCTGCTTTCTTATATGCTTTTACTGCCGCTTGGGCTTTTCTTCCTGACCATTGTCCAGCCGCAGTTCCATGTGATGCTTGTGCTTTTACTCTAGCAACAATTCTTTTCCATAATGATGGTTTTGTTTTTGTTGCAGTTTTACTCATGATTACTTACCAATTTTTTTTAATGCCATTCTATGAGCAATAGTAAACGATTTACCTTTCTTCATCTCTTTCTTCATGAAGTCCATGTGTTCTTTGCTATGATGTTTCTTATGTTTCATCAAAGAAGTCTTTTGTTTTTTTGTTAAATCTTTTACCATTCTTTCGTTGTAATCTGTTCCTCTGCCATTTTCAAGGCTTGTTCTTCAGAATGACCTTTGAGCATTTTCATCTCTGCGTACTGTTTTATTTGTCTTGCTCTTCGTTCTCGCTTTTCTCTAGCTTCCGCTTCCAGTATCGCTTTCGCTGTTCTCTTCCCTCTGTCTAACATTTTCGAGAGTGCTTTGTTCTTGGGGGCTTCTTTTTCGGATTTCTCTTGACTCTTCATAGTTTCTCCTTGAGTTGTTTCGACCATTGTCTTGGTCAGTTTTTGGTGTGTATTTCTGCATTATAAACCTCATATGTTACTCTTGTACCTATTGGAGCAGAAAAATTTTTAAACTCTTCTTCTGTCAAAACATTCTCCTCCAATAGTTGTGTATCTCCTAATACCCAGACTCGTACCCAATATTTAGGCACTCTTCTTTTTCTTCATCTTAGAAGCAAGTATTTTTTTCTTCAATGCAGGTGGAAGTTTGTTTTGTTTACCTTTTAACATTGTCTTACCTTTACCTGCGGACTTTTTACCATACATAACTATTTGCCTTTCTTTTTTTTCTTTTTAAGACGCATTGATATATTTCTAGCTTTCTTCCTTGCGTCTGCCTTTGAGGATGCTCCCCATGCTTTTAAACTTAGAAGTAATCTAGTTGGCTTACCATTCTTATATTCAGGGCCACGCATATTACCCATTCTAGCAAGGAAAGATGCTCTTCTAGGGTTATCTCCTGACTTAACAGGGGGCTTTAGCGTACCACCTTTGTAAGATGCACGACCTTTAGCATTGAGTCCACCTTTCGGATTCTTCCCTGCTTTCCTAGTCCATGCTGGTGTTTTGTAAGCCATGTGATTTGTTTAGCACAAAATGATCGAACCTTAAAGAGTTATATTGTGAGGGCAACCCCACTACCTGTAGCAGTGCCTAGATTTTTGAACCCCAGTCGTTACAGACAAGCGGTAGCCCTGTGATTTCTACGACAAGTCTATGTTGATGGAGAAATCGCCACCGACTAAGTGTTGGTGTTTCTCAGGGGCTTTGAAACCAGCTCGATCAAGTATGTCTTTACTAGCTTCGAGCTGAACATACTCTGACTTAGCCCCCTGAGAAAGGGCTACCAGCTTGGCACTTGCTTTAGCAGAGTTCAGCCCAAGCGATCTGTTGATCTCTTGCATCATATACGCTTGTACCTCAGGTTTTCGTAGCATCCTTGAAGCACTAACTCTGGCTGAATTACCCTTGTAACCAGCGAGTTTTGATGCTTCTGTGATGGTACATCCTGTGGCTACGAGTGTATCAACAAGCGACTTCGCTTTACCACTAATCTTCGTTTCCTCAGAAGTCCGCTTTGTCATGATTGGTAGCTTGGGCATTGAACTCTATCTAACCTCTATCTAATTCTGTTAAAACCTTTCAGGTAGTATAGCGGTAGATGTATATTGTGTCAAGCTACCGACAATGACCACAATATCCTGTAGTTATCTGCTGGTGTTCATACTGCGGATAGTTTCTAACATTTTCCCCCTTTGGATGATTAAAACTTTGCCAAAGTAAACCATCCAAAAAAGAGGAATCGCCCCACAGGCAAGGAGTGGGGCTTCAAGTATTAAATCGGTTCCCCCTAAAGGTTCCCCCCAATTTAACACTTGATCCCTTTTTGTGGTGGTTTCCTGCCGAGTTGGCAAGTTTAATCATTAACCAAAGGAGGATAAAATGAAGAAACTTAATACCGCAGTGAACACAATCGCAGATCACTTCAAAGGATTTGCATTGTCGGAGAACCTTGACACAAATACCTACACTCCTGAGAAAGGTTGTTTAGAGAATTTGATAAGAGGTTCAGAGATAGGTTACAATTCTGCAATGAACCTAATGCATGACATCATGGCTAGACTTCGAGGAAAAAGACGAAGTTATGATGGTAGCGAAGTAGCTGATACATCTATGCAAAAGGATGTAGAAGCCATCGAGAAGCTACAAGAACAGATCGTTGCTTACGAACAGTTCATTCAAGTAGCTAAAGATGTATTCAAGGACAGAATTGGAACTGAATACAGACCTAGAGTTAAACCTAATAATCCTGATGCTGTTAAAGAAACAGCTACAGCTAAACAGGTTGATGAACTCTTGGCTAAATTCAAGAAAGTTGCATAAATGCAACACGCTGGTAGCGATCTTTCACAGGTCGCTACTAGCTACTTGACATTATAGAACAAACGAGTAATAATACAACTTGAAGTATGAAAGGAGATCATTATGATCGTTTATAAAGGTAAAGCAAAAGACTTTCCTGTGTTCATGAAGAACCTGAGAAAGCAGTACGCTAAGAAGAAGCGTCAATTAATTACTAAAAAAACTTTATTATCTGAGGTTGTGGAATGTCTAAACACCACACCGAAATAGAAATTGAAAATATCATGGAGGTCAATAGCAAAGAATTGGACTCCATGTTTTCAAGACTAACATTATTATTTCTTAATAAAGTCAAGGATGCAAAAAGTCTTGATGATTTGAAAGCATTACGCAGGGCATACAAAGTATGTGCTGAGATGAAATGCTTAGATCAAGAAGTAATTAATTCTATTCATAAACAGATAATTGAATTGGAGGAAAAATGGATGAAGAAATAGATGAGTTAAAACCTCACGAAATAGATGAAGCACAAGCTATGTATCGTGCAAGTAAACGAGAGAATACTATGAACGATATATGTAAAGGTTCTTTTGATTTCTTAAAACTTGAACCCAATCATCCTGATAGAAAGTATTGGGAAGAAGTTTACAAGAAAGCAAGTGAAGTAAGAAAGCAATACAAAAAGATAAGGGAGATACTATGACAAGTTTACAATTTTATTCTTGGGTAGTGTTTCTTTTTGTACTGATTGTATTAATAATAACATAGGAGGAAAGATGAAACCAAATGATGTAGTAAAAGGATTAACTACAAAGTTAATTGACCTCATGAAAAAAGGTGGCAAGTGGACTAAACCTTGGGCTAACAAAAGGTTTATTTCAGTAGATGGCCACAACTATACAGGCATTAACTGTATGTGGTTAGCGTTTGCAAAGTATGACCGAAAAGTTTGGGGTACATACAAGCAATGGGCTAAACATGAATGTCAAGTTAGCAAAGGAGAAAAGAGTACCAAATTATTGTTCTTCAAGAAATACTTTAAAGAACATGACAAAGGTAGAGTAGAACTTAATGGTAAAAAAGGAGATATACAAAGATACCTTAGAATGTTTGATGTATTTAATATCGAACAAGTCGAGGGTAGTACTTCTAGGTTTGATAAGTTTGATGTATTCGAGAACAAAGTAAATGATGTTACTCATGCAGAAAACTTTATCACTAATACCAAAGCAAAGATTCAGAGCGGAGATAGAGCATACTATGTTCCAAGTATGGATTACATTTGTATGCCTGATAAAGATGCGTTCATTAATACTGAACACAGTACCGCAACTGAAAACTATTACACCACATTGTTCCATGAGATGACTCATTGGACAGGTCATAAAGACAGGTGCAATAGGGAGCTATCAACAAGGTTTGGTTCTAAAGACTATGCGTTTGAAGAACTCGTAGCTGAACTAGGTTCTTGTTTTATAGCAACACATCTAAACATTACTTCAAGTCCAAGAGAAGATCATGCACA